GCAATGTTTCCACCGGCGCCCTCGATCCTTACCGTGATGTTTCCGGCATTGCCAAAGTGATATGTGCCGGCGCAACACACACGGACTTGATTTACTCGCCAAAACTCCAAAAGAGTTGGATCGGTTGGTGTTGCGGCGCTCATAAATAAGTAATCTGTGATTTCATTGCCGTTGATATCCAAGCCATCAATCTCGATGCGGCGGCAACCTGATCCGGTGGTGGTATCATCGTTTGAGTCACTAACCGCCTCAAGCCTATAGGCGGTTGTGGGGCGCCACGCCGGCGAGATCGAGCCAACAACCCTCTCGGTTGTGCCGATTGATCCATAATACCCTTGCACGTTTACAATCTTATTGGTGCCGGTATCTTGTATAGTGCCGTTTATAAGCTCGGATATAGCGGAAACATGCACCGCAAACTCATTATCAGCAAACGGGTGCAACACCCGCCTAATAATGTCATTGGGGCTTAAGCTTACTAAATCCTCGGTTGCGCCGTTGGTCATTGCTTTACTCGCCGCTTGGGCCTCTCAATAATCCTCGTGCTTTTTCAACAAGGCCCTCTTTTTTCTTGGCCTCGTGATTGGCCTTGTTGGCGGCGGCCTCGGCCTCATGCTTTTGTTTTTTGGCGGCCATGGCGGCCTTTTTGGCGGCATCAGGATCGGCCTCTTTTTCCGGCTCGGTTGGCTCGGCCTTGGTGGCAGCCTCGGTGCCGGCCTTGGCGCGCTCGGTTGCCCTCACCTCTCTTGCTTTATCATGCCCCGTGCGATCACATAGGGTTTCGCCGGGGGTATCGCTTGGCTTTCCAACCATTTTTAAAGCTCCACATTTTTGAAATTAATGCCCTCATTTTCGGGCAACACGAAATAGATAAACCACCGGCCACCTGAGAAAACGGGCCCGCCCTTTATCTCAACCTTGAAATCCAAACGCGAAACGGCGGCGGTGATTTCCGCCGCCGTTTTTGCGCTTATGTATCGTAACCGAGTTGATTTGATCACTGATTACCGCCCGAGGTAATAACCCTCAACAACCACGCGGCCGGCGCCGGCGGTTGATGTGCCGGTAAAATCAACCTTTACCTCTTTGCCGCTCGCCGCGTAATACTTGGCATTTGGCACAACGTAAATATCGCCGGCATCGGTTGCGCCGGCGGTTTCAATGCGCAAATATGCGCCGGCGTTTTTGGCATCCCAAGAATACATTCCGGTGGTGCCGAGGTTGAGTGATGCCGAGCCATCGATAAAACCATCGGCATCATCATCATCACCAACATCAATATCGGTGGTGCCCGTGATCGCGGTATCCTCGAAAAGATACACGTTGGTGACCACCGTGCCCTCAGGGATCGCCATGAGATCGGCATCGGTCATTGGTAATGCGTTGTTTTCGTCGATGCCCGAGCTATCACCCGAGCCACCGTGCGCGAAATAGAAAACCTTACGGAAATACTCGCCCGCAAATCCAACATTAGCTGTCATATCAAAACCCTCGAAATGAGATTAAAGATTGAGCCCGCGCCCAACATGAGCGGCGGTTTGGGCGCCGAGTCGGCGCCGGTGCATTGTGTGTGCTAGGAAACGCTTACAACCCGCAAATTGGAAACTTGTTTAACGCCATACAATACATCAGTATTGATGCGTTTTCCGCGCCGGCCATCTGATCCGAGCGGGTGTTCGGTAACATCGGGCTTTTGTTGCACGGCGAGTTGCATAAACATTGGATGGAAAAAGCGGGTGACGGTGCCGGCCTCTGAGGTCCATTTAAATTGGAAACCAAGCACGGGTGTTTTAATGGCGCCCTCAGTCATCGGCGAGCCGGCCGGGATGTAATCCCTTGAAACCATGCCGGTGATATTAAAGAGATCGTTGGCGCCGCCTGATCCCGTGATCATAACGCGCCCTTCTTCTTCACAATCAGCGTCATCGAGGAGCTCCTTAGCCTCCAAAATATCCGCCAATGCAAGAGTCGTGCCAGAGTCGTAAGCTATTGAATGATCAGGGGAACTTGCGCTCGGCGAGATATCGCCGATGATCGTGTTTTGCATCTTTTTCATGATCGCGTGGAAAGCGAGATCGCGCAATTTTTGTTGCGCATCGATCGATTGAGCAAGCGCCTTTTTGGTAAGGATAAAATCCTTTACCACCTGTTTGTTGATCACGAGTTGAGTTTTGCTTGCGGTGACCGCATCGGCATCGGCTCTCTCATTCTCAAGGATTTCTTGCGCGGCGCTAAACTGCGGAAATGACAGGATATTTACCGTATCGCCCAAGCTCGAAATCTCGCCATCATAATCCGTGCCCACGGAATCATTGAAAGGCAATTTCTCAAGCAACGTCGGGAAAAATGCGGCGCTCCACACCTCAGGGATCAAGGCATCCATTTCACTTGCTGCCGTCATTACGCTATCACTCATCGCAAAACCTCGCTTTCATTACTCGGGTGGTTACACCGATCCGGCCGCCTGTTGCGCCGCTCGGCGTTGTTTCAAAAACTCGTGATATGCCGCCTTATATGGCGCCATGTCACCCTTGGCCTTGCATTCCCTTTCGATTTCAAAAAGGCGCTCGGCCGTCATTTTTTGTGGCCCCCGAGTCGGCGGCGGGTTTACACCGCCGGCATTTACGTTTGCCGGCGTTGGTGTGCGAAAAGCATAGGGGTGATCGGCTTTAAATTTATCAACAAAAAGCTCCACACCTGATACCGCGAAACGGCCGCCTTGGTTTTCAACCTCAAGCTCATTGAGATCGGCATAATCCAAAAGCTTTGTTGCATCGGCATTGAGCCCGGCCGCTTGTAAGGCCGGCAATGCCGCGCGGTATCTCTCTGAATAAATCACATTTTGTTTGAGCCGCTCATTGGCTTGCTCGGCCTCGGTAAGCTTTTGCTTTGTTTGCTCATACAATGCCTTGTAATCATCTTTTTCTCGCAACCCTTGGGCCTTGAGGTCATCGATTTGAGCTTGTAAAGCGCTTACCTGATCGGCGGCCTCGCGTGCCCGATCCTTGAATTTATGCAAATCTCTTATGGCTCGATCGTGATCGGCTTTAGAAATTTGTGGCTCATTTGCATTTCCCGAGCTTGCCCCATCACCGTGGGTTTCATTGCCCTCGCCGGCACCGCCGGTATGCGTGATGGCACCGCCATCAGATGTGTGATTATCCATAGATCAATCTTACCTCTTACGCGTATTTTTCGTAAACCATTTATCTAATGCTTTTACGAGATATTGCTCCACTCGCCGCGTAATTGGCAACACGAAACTTTCTCGGTCATCACGCTTTCGACCTTGAGGGATGATCGGCCGCAATGGTTGTTGGTTGGCGCCCTCACGGTGACCTTTTTCTTTTTTGCGTGAGAGGCGGTTGAAAAAACCCACCGTTATCCTCGGGCGTTTGCCACGTTTTACCTTGTATTTCAACGAGTTAAGAAACTTACCCGATAGGGTAAGATTTACCGGGCGCTTGCGCTTGCTAGGGAATTTCTTTTTTACGGTATCAGGGTATCGTTTTACACCATCGCCTTTTTTGCGTTGCGCGGCATAGGCCGGAAAGCGGCGCGGAAACTCTCGGATAGGTGATTGCCCTTTGGTTGCGCGGTTTTTGATTTCCTCAATGAATATCTCACCGGCGTTTTCGAGCACCTTTTTAGGGATTTTCTTGGGATCAAAGCCCCGCTTGATCTCTCGGGCAAGCTTTCTAAAGGTTTTCACCTCGCGTGTGCGTTGGTTTGCCATCACTCACCCTCAATATCTCGGATGATCTCACGGATGGCGCTCAAGATCGGCCGCTTAAATGTGCCGCCCTCTTTTGGGATAAACTCGCGCGCCGGCAATCTCGACTTTCCCGAGTGATTGTTGTGGCCATCGGCTTTTTTGGCCTCATCTTTATCCCTGATCCCGAGGCGCAACTTGCCGCCAACTTGCCACACCTCAAGGCTATCGAGCATATCTCCGGTCATTTCCATATTGGCAAATAGCTGATTAGACCAATCGGCCTTGCGATCGGCGTAATCATCGGAAATGCTATATTTCCACTTGCCACCCTTTACCGGTGATGCCCCGCGCGCAACGTAATCGAGCACCTCGCCAAGCACGAGATCGGCTATCTCACGGCGAGCGGTTGCCCGATCAAATGGATCTTCGGGCGCCTCAACCCCAACGATCTCGAAAGGATCAAACTCAAAATAGATTTTGCCGCCTGATACGGTCATTTCTCACCATCACCATCACCATCATCACCATCACCATCATCGCCGCCGCCATCAATCGCGCCAAGCATTGCATTATGGAAAGCGTTGGCCTTTTCCTCGGCGATGCGCGCGGCCTTTTCCTCGGCCTCATCTTGATTCATGTCTGGATTATCGAGCTTGATGAGGTCGATAAACTCATTGATGCCGAGATCCTTGCGAACCTTGATCGTTTCAAGCTTTTCCTTTTCGGTGATCATCGGCTTGATATCGTGATATTTGATGGCCACCTCGGCATCGAGATCAATGGGGCCTATCTCTTGAAACGGCGAGGCCAATGAGTTGGTGTCATAATAATAGTTATGCCAACGCCGGTTGATATCCCAATGCTCACGCTCCACATCAGAAAAATCCTTTTGCTTGATCTCGATGTTGTTTACCGCCTCACTCGACTCAATGAGCATGGCCACCCCTGAGGGGAAGTTGCTCACATCGAGGCGCATGGCCACCGTTGATGGTGCAAGATCGTTGGTGGTGAGCAAGAGAGCGGCGTATTGCTCCACAATCTTAAGCCATTGATCAATCGGCGGGTTGGCGCTCATCACATCAACTTTGGGCTCTGGATCATTTTCTTTATCGTAATTGAAAACCATCGCATGGTGAGGGCCACCCGCAAGATCGGTTGGGATACCCGAGCCGGTGATTACAATTTGCCCCCATCCTTGGATAAACGCGATTGATAATAGATCGGTAATGATCGTGTTGATCAGCACCGACCCATCAATGAGATCATCGCCACCCATTGCCCAAAACTCGCCATCTTGATCCTCGGCAACCTTTACCCCGGGCAACTTTGAAATCGGGTTTTCGTACCGCTCGGGTGAGAGGTGGGGCAAGATATCGCCCGCCGCGTTGGTGGTAAAGTGATAGCTATCCGACCACCAAATATAGGTTTTCTCACCATCACTCGCCCCATCGTGCGGGGTGTCTGCAATCACCTGATCACGGCCATCGCCGCCATATTGCCCCGGCCGGCTTTCGTGATATGCCGCGTTGGCCGAGTTGGCGCCGGTGTATGCCGAGCCATCGAAATCAGATAGCACCAACACCCTCATCTTTTCCCGATCGCCGTAATCCTCAATTACGTCGTATTGCCACGGTAAAAGCACCGATGTTTTTAGGTTGTATTTCTTTTGATCACCAACGCTTTCACTCTCATTAAGCTCGGGCAACGTGAGAACACACGCATTTTTTGAAAGCTCTCGATACCTATCGGCCTTTTTCATTTTGGCATCGGTTTCAAGCAACCGGGCGAGTTGCATGATTTGGCTTGTGGTAAGCTCATCATTTGTTTCACGTGAAACACCGCCAGCATATGTGCGGGCGAGCTTGTTTACCACCTTTTTACAAAAGCTCACGTTTGATGCGCGGTTGATCATTTGGTTGAGCGTTTTCTCTCTCAAACCATCCCGGCGCAATTTCTCGATCACATATTTTACCGTGCGATCCTTGTATATCTCGTATCTCTTGAGGTGCTCGCGCTTTCGGGCAACGTTTTCGCCGCCCTCGATTTCCTTGATCACCATGGCGCGATAATCTTGGCTTAATATTTGATCCTCGTTATATAACCTCATCTTACCCTCGCCTCGGTTGCGCTCGCCGTGTTTTGCTTGCGCTTAAATAGATAATGACACGCATAACCCAATGCCGTGGTTACGTGCTGATATGGATGATTTGGGCCATCATCCTCGATGTATGACCCACCTTTTTTGAGCGTGGTTTGCCTCATCCCTTTATTGACGGTGGGGCAAGCCTTGTAAACAAAAAGGCGCACATGGCCGCTTTTTGATCGGCATAATCCGTTTACCGTGTTATGCCGCTCGCGCACACCGGGGTTGGCCTTGGGCACCTTGAAATCAAATGATATGCGCCCGTTGGGGCCCCGGTATGTTGATAATCGCCTCTTTATTATGTCATAATCAGACTTTTTTGAGTTGGTCGATTTGCTTGCCCCGGTGGCATCGCCGCACACATAATAATCGGTATCGTAATCAAGCAAACCACTCGACTCAATCTCATCCATCATTTCTTCAGTATCGGCACCCTCGATGATAAACTCACGAAACACCCGCACCGCGTTATCGATCACCTGGAAAGCGCAAGCGCTCATCGGCTTGCCTTTTCCGATGTTGAAATCATGGGTGATAAAAATCGGCGCAAACTCATCAATCTTGTAATCCTCGCGCACAAAATTATGATCACCATAAGCGTAATAAATCACATCAGATGTGATTTCGATCCAACGGCCGCGCCCCATGCGCTCATACATCTTGGCATCAAGCGTATCCTTTAGCTTTTTGATATATGAGCGCGGTAAAAAAGGGTTTTCGTCGGTTACCGAGAAATACACGTGTTTGAGTGGATCGGTGCCGGTGCCACCGGCAAGCCAATCGCCTAGATCGAAATCCTCGTAAGCGGGGTGGCTCGGCGCATCGGGGTTGGTGCAATAGATGATCCAAGATTGGGGCACGTGAGGCAAGCGGCCAACCCTCATGCGGATAAAAGAAATTGCTTGCCAATCGTCACCATCATTTTCCGCCAACTCTTCTACAATCGCGGCCGAGATTTCAAGAGAGCCGAGCTTTTTATAATTTTTATCGTGCCATGATCGTGAAACAACTTGTGATCCATTGGCCACCCATATCTTGCAATTGTGTTGAGAAAAGCCGAAATCAACACCCTCGCGCACAAGAGAGCCATCGGCTTTTACCGTGCCCTCAATGTGTTCAAGCATTTTCGTGAAAATTGTATCTCTTAAATCGGGCATTGCCCGGCGGGCGAGCAACAGACGTGAGC